CAGTTATATTAGCAGAATTTGATTTATGGAGCTTTAAAATAAAAGAATCATATGGCTCCATTGTTGGCTTGTTAATTGTCCGTATCTGAGTATGACAGACAAGGATTGGTTGGATACTTTGAGAATCCCTTAAATAGTTAAGGCCACTCAATAGCTTTTGGACATGTCCAGAAGCATAAAGGTATCCCTTACCATAACCGGGGTCTTCAATAGTGGAACACTTGTGCTCCTGACAGACTTTTCCTTGTGCTAATAGTTCCAACTTGTCAACGGAATCTATGATGACACGTTTTACGCCAGTTTTATCAGTTGCAAGTTCACGCAAGGCTCCCATGACAGAGTCCCACTTCTCAGCGTTCTCCTTCACATCACCTGTAGGAATGCAGTCATGGATCAGATTGATCCCTGTCTTGTGAAACACATTCTCACCGCCATCATCTGAATTGATAACGAATACAGGTTCTTTCTCTGTATGTGAAGAACATGCAAAGGTAGTCTTCCCTGCACCAGTTTCACCCTCTATAACGAGCTTCTCAGGCTTCCTCATGACCTTCCTTTTATATTTTTCAAGCATTTTTATCCTTGCTTAATAGATTATTGATTGAAACCTCTCCTGCCTTCCACATACGCCACTTATATTCTTTCCAGAGACCTAGTAACTTATCTAGGGTCTCTTTAATCTCTGGTTCAAATACTCGCTCCGTACATCTTGGGCAGAAGAGATGATTACTTCTGCTCTTGCAGTTGGACATCCACCATGCGGTGTCTTCGTCCAGTTTGCCACAAAAACAAGGAAGGTTACCGTTCTCCCCCTTTTTATAGCCTAGTTCATCGAACCTTGCCATAATCTGTTTGTTTCTTCTAAGAAATTCAGTCCTGCCCTTACTCCTCAAAGTCATCGAGGGCTTCTTGTTCAAGGATTTCTTGTAGTTGACCGACTGATGATAAGGCTGTATAGATGATGCGTCTGGTTTCGTCATAGCTCTCTTCCTTTAATGTTTTTAATGCAAGCGTTAAGTGTTGCTCTGTAATGTACAGCCTCTTCAGTTTGTTATAGTTCATAAAATCTTACCAATAAGGTCATCAACTCCAATGAAATTTTCATAGTGACACCTATCGTATACATCACACCACATACCAGAACATAGAGAATGGCTACGGTTAAGAGGCCAGTAGTCCTTATCCACACGTTCATTAAGCTCAGTCAGTAACTTATATGCCATGTATAGATGCTCTGCTGTTATCTCTGTACGTAAGAATACTGGTGGATGATTTGGTATTATTAAATGATTCTCAAAGCTAGGTATCTCTGTAAGATTTCTTTGCTTCATGATTACTAATGCATAAAGTGCGCCTTGCATGATCCATTCACGTTTGGCTTTCTTAGCAGGTTTAGATTGTCGCTTTATATCTATGATGAGTGGTAATTCCTGCCTCTCTGCGACAATGTCCATGTAGCCTGTAGTACATCTGGTGTGTCCATCAAATATTATGTTGAAAAAATACTGGGTCTCTAATGGCTTGTAGTTTATCCAGCCCATGTACTCCTCGACTGCATTGACATGGTCATCCATAGACTCTAAAAGTTTGAGGTAGTCAGGATATTCTAATGATCCCTCCATAGACTTTAACTTTTCCTCCATAGACTTACGTATGTTACAAGCGGATATACCTGTCATGATATTCTTAAGACCTGCCTCATAGCCTGCATCAACAAGTGTGCCTGCTCCAGAGTAGAAATTGTAGCGGAACTTTGCTCCACCTAGTTTCTTGTACCATAGTTGCTTCGCACAGAAGTTGTTTGCGCTGGAATGACTAAGTCTAATGTCTGGATGTATCATTAATTCATCTCATTAGGGTTAGGAAAATCCATATCACGAGAAGCCTCAAGTGCTTCCTCTTCTTCAGCTAGTAATTTGTAGCTGGTGACCTTGAATAAGATTTGGTTAGATACTAGCCACATAACAACAGCCTCACGTCCTATCCATTTAACAAAGAACTCCCTGTACGTTATTTTTAACTCACTTCCTGTACTTTCATCACCATAGCCGGAGGACAGTATCCAACGTGCATCATCATGAAAATTTGTTTGTGCGTCTGCGTTGTAGAGGAGTTCTGCGACCGTCTCCAAGTCGTACTTATTCGTGGGGTATACTCGTATTCTCATAATTATCTCCAAAATTATAGATTAGATTATCTCATAGTAGCACGTTTATCGCAACTACTTATTTCATGTTTATTTTTTCTGTTATAGATTCCTTTCCACAATGTGGGCAGTAAGATTTACCTTCTGGATAGTAGCTCATACCAGAAATGTGTACCAAGGCTACAGACCACCAGTTTTTACACTCGCTACAACTGAAATGGAATATAGTTTCTAGGGTGTACTTATGTGTCATATAATATACATTGTATAATTAAGTGTTAGCTCTTCGCCTTCCTCTATGTTCTTTATGGTATGTAGAATATAGTATGTAAGGGTTGAGTCACTATGGCTCCTTGTCTTGCCACAGTTAGGACTATCACTATGATTAATAAAACCTCCTAGTGGTGTACGTATGTAATTGTTCTGGAATCCTACTGCAAATACGTGGGAGATTCCTAACTCTATACCGAATGGAATATCTTCTACTGCAAATAGTCCTTGCCCATGTATTGCAGAATCTTTTATTTTTACTGACTTTGGTAGGGGTTTATACATTTTATCTCTTTCTTTCTATTAAGTTAATAAATCTGTCTATGAGTATGTAAATAATTCCACGAAAGAATCTTGTTGTACTCTCCTCTAGCAGGCCGAGCGAAGTATTGCAGTAAGTGCAAAGTAATCCACGAATCCTACCTGTGTCGTGGTTGTGGTCGATGTGAAGGGAACGTATGTCTCCATTCTTCATTATTTGTGGTCTATTCTTCTTGCACATCTTGCATACCTTCTTCTGTTTAATATACATCTTGTTGTATTCTTCTGTATCTATTCCATACTTATGTATTCGCCAAGTATTTTTATCCATTTCTCGCAGTTTTCTTGAATTTCTTCTATCCTTAGACTTTTTTTTGGAACATAATTTACAATGTGTTTCTCTAATAGGTAGGCCTGTTTCTACATATACCCTAGTCCTATAGTGGTATTCTGATTCACTTTTAATACTTTTACAGATTATACATTTATAAAATCCTTGTCCGTCAACTATTTTTTCAGGCTTATATATTAATTTCATTTTGAATGTTTATGTAGGTTACGCAGGTTCTCAAGGTGAATTTTATGAGACCGTTTCTGCTAAACCTGTTCCTTGCTTCGTGCTTTGTCTTTTATAAATTGCTTTTGAAGTTCTGCATTACTTAACTGTTCCAGTTGTTTTGGTTGCTTCATCTTTTCCTTTCTAGGAGGACAACAGAGTTTAGCTCGTCAATCAGCACAGAGGTGTAATTACTGTATCAATAGTGTGGTCTAACTTGTTGTCCTTCCCATTAGATTAACCCTTGTTTTATAAGTTCCTCTCGTCCTTCTTTATGACACTCTGCGGAGGGGAAGTTTATATGATGACCGCAAGGATAGTATGTTCTAGCTATCCCTTCTTTTCTATTTAGGGGGTGTAGTTTGAAAGATAAATTGCTTGTTTTCTTGTCCCACTCTAAGGCTTTCTTTTCATGCATTGCTTTATGTTTTCTATTTATTTTCATTATTTTATATAGTTTAGGTTTACTACTAATCTTCTTTTCTTGTCTGTACAGGATGCACCCAAGTGCTTCACATTACCAGTAAAGGTGAGTAGTCTGTTGCCCTTACTTTTTATGATGGTTCCGTCCTCTAGTTTAGTGTATCCATCACAGTCATTCAGGTAGTAGATTGAGGTACTCCAGAGGTCTATCCTGTCTGGATATGCAAACCCTTCATCGTAGTCACAATGGAAGTCGCTCTCAATATTATCTTCTGTTCTAGGCATTAGGTTTACCCTAACCCTGTGAAGTGCCATTGGATTAATCTTATTAATGAGAGGAAACAACTCTGTACCGATAGGCGAAACAGAGGTGTGGTCTTGGTATATGTTATGACCAAAGTAAAACTGTTTCGGATCATCATTCAGGTCTGAGGTTCCTCCAAAG